TGAGTCTCTCTCCAGCATCAAGAAGGCTTCACCAACAAGCTCCATATAGTTCTGGATTAGCAGCCGAACTGCCCGGCCTGTCATAGATGGGTTGGCAGACTCTAAGATGCCGAGAAGTGGGGTGTCTACCTCTTCCATTCTACCCTCAAGACCTATCTCTGACTTCATCTCCAGTCTTTCTTCAAAGGTGGCGTTCTTAAACTTTCGCCTATCAAGGTTGCTTGGGACTCTGTAGACCACCCACCTTGCTGACGCGACGGCATTTGATATGCGGTCAACAACACTTCTAAGCCACGGGAGTGTCTTGTAGGCCAACAGCAGTTCGGCGCTTCCCCTTCTTGGTGTTGTCTGAGATTGTATTATGGATTTAACCAGTGATGAATCGCGTGAAGAGAGAGCCTTTTGTGGTTGTTTTTTAACCCCAAACACGCCACCGATTGAAGAATTTATCTTACTAAAGAAACCCATGTGATCACACTATCCTTTGACTATCAATGAGACAACCTTAAACGAAAAAGAACTCTGAGCCATCATCCAGGTTTGCGACAGCCATGGCAACTGCATCGGCCTCGTCTGGGGACTTTATGCCTCTTTTCCGCATGTCATCCTTTGACTCAATCTGTATTAAACCCCTGGAATTTATCTTCCATCTTATAGACGTTAGCTGTGAGGTGAGCGATGAATCTGGCGGCAGAGCAATTGGGTCATCATTCTCTGGATCAAGCCTTTCTCTTAGGCTCCAGTACCATTCTGCTCTTCTGTTTAGGTACCTTTCACTGTTTAGGGGCCTCATTCCCCCGCGCATTTCTACTGCGAGGGACCCCATTTGCTCCCTTAACCTATCGAAAACGCCTGCGCCTAGACCATCTGCATCGATTCTGCACTCTAATATGTGTGCGTTCATCCTAATTAAGTGGGCAACATGGCCAGTCGTTTCCATGGTGTCCCCTTTGGGAAATTTTATAAGCTCCTTCACTCCATACTTTCTATGAAACAGGGATGCAACTGTGGAATCTTCCCCATACCTGGCAACATCCACGGATAATACTTCTGGGCTGCTCCATTCCATATCCTCTAACGCCTCATGCCTCATGTTTGCTTGCTCAACCCAAGACAGCGGAACAAGGGACGCATCTGACGTATCTGGGAACTCGCCCAACACGCGAGATTTCCACATGGGGGTATCCTTGCCCCACTCTGCCAAGCGTTCATCTACCCATGATTTTGTGCATAGCCCTGGTATTCTGTCTTCACCCTCGATTACATTTGGAATGTCAAAGGCAGATATGTGAAACTTGGCAACGTCATCCCCTGCGGAGAACATCTTGTAAAATGGTCCTGCCGCTTCTGTGGGATTTCCGATACAGACCAATCTATCCTCTCTGCCGACCAGAACGCCTGAAACAGCCTCCCATATATCATGACCAATGCCTGGAGCCTCGTCGAATATGGCGAGAATACCTCCGGCTGAGTGCCACCCTTGAAAACTCGTGGGATCATCAGTGGAAAACCCAATGCAGAGCCAATCATCCTCGATAACAAGCTTTGGAGCCTTTGGGAGAATCGTTCCGCCTAGCCCGGAAAACCCCAGCTTATTTAAGCTGACGACTGCTGACGCATAGGATTTCCTTATCTCTTTCCAGAGAAGCTCAGTTACCTGCCTACCAGTTGGGGCAGTCGTGATAACAGTTGACCTCACCCTTGTGAACAGCCACCAAAGCGCAATTTGCGCCGCTAGAAATGTCTTGCCGCTGCCATGACAACTTCTTACAGCCACTCGCCTGTGATTCGTAAGACTGCTCGCGATATCCCTCTGCTTCTCCCAGAGATTCACCCCCAGTATCTCTGTGATGAATTTGCACGGATCGTTTCTGTAGGAGAGCATTAAGTCTTTTTTCGATATTTCCTTACTCTTCATCTGGCTTCTCGTTCTTCATCCAGATCAAAATATCTTCCTCGCACTTCCCCTTGTCTGTTCCTATGTTTTTGTAACCGCAATGCCCTGCTGCCTGGGCTGCCGCTTTGTCTGTCTGCCATGTCTTAAGGAAAGCATCCCCTCCCTCGTGGTCACGCGACGCCGCCTCTATGACCATCAAAAGAGATGAGAGGTCAGCATAGGCGACCCTTTCTACAAGTAGATCCCCCTTCTTATAATTAAACCCTGGCATTTTGGTGGACTTCCCAATGACCCTCACAGATGCGGCTGCTTGCAGTTTCCCTTTTGGGTCCCTTACGATCTTAACCTGTCCTTTTCTGATTAGGCTTTGTCCGTCTGTTTTTCTGAATGAGCTATCTGGACCTTTGGAATGACCCTTGTCGCTGCCTGTGAAAAGCTCATGAAGTTCTACGTCGCCCACGTCTGGAGCAGGCTTCTTCTTGGCCTTTTTCTTTTTAGGCTTTTCCTGTTCCCCTGGCTTCCTAAAAATATACACAGGCTCGAAGGACTCCTGATGGTCTTGGTCTTGCCCGTATCCTGTTGTTATTGGGAACTCCCATGTATCTTCATGGACAAATCCAACCTCTATGGCGTCGTCAACAACCCACCTGGAGAGTTCTATAACTTTGTTATTAATCCTCACGTCGGCAATGTTGACAGCAGATATGCACCCAGGCTTAAGTGCCTCAAACTGGAGCTTCAGCATTTTTTTGAGGAACCCGTTTCTCCAGTCTTCTGGCTTTTTGTATCTGACCCACGACTGTGTTTTATCGTCTGAGTAAATCTCTTTGCAGAAATACGGAGGGGAGGTAAAGGCAGCGTCACAAGACTCTTTTATTTGCGAGCTATCATAGTCCTCGGCTGGGATATTATTAAGACGCGCTTTTCTATCCCATCCCATATCCTTCGCCAGCTTTGTGTTTGCCTCATGGGTGGGAACGTTGGGGTCGATGCCAATGTACTTGTCGATGCACCCTGATGCCATTGCTCCTACTAATCTTCCTCCGTACCCTGTTGAGGTATCCAAGACGATGGATGAATCACCTGGACATATCCTTCGATACACATAGCAGGCAAACCCTGGTCTGAAATTGGCGGCAGCTTGAGTGCCACGCACCATTGAAAGAATTCCTCTGAAGGTCCCGACTGTGTACTTTGACTCAGTGAGGCAAATTTCCAAAGCCCTATGGAGCCTGTCGTCACTCTCAAAACTGCTCAGGGGCGACTTTTTGTTCTTCGCATGGGAGGCATACCTGTGGCTGTGATAACTATCGGCAACCTCATATGCCGTGTTCGTCTTCTGAAGTTTGTCGAAATCTGTATTGGCAAGCTTGGAAATTAAATACTTACACTCCCACTCAGACAAAGACGGGTATGGGAATCCAGCCTTTCGCCAGTAACGCATCGCGTCATCGAGTATTTCCTCCTCTGAAAATGGTTGTTTAAAGTTTGCAAGTTGCGGGATATCATTATCATCGCCTTCCTTTTCCTTTGGAAGGAACTCGTCAAGAAGCAGTTCGCTAAACATTTCTTCATCGAATGCGGCTATTGAATCAAGAAGATCATCAAGCTGGTTATTAAAGTCACCGCTTATGTGTGGAGAGTTCAGCGCAACGTTAAGGGCTTTCTCTTCTTCCTCGCCCAGGTCCACCCATACGACTGGCACTTCTTCATCAGTGGCAACAGACTTAAGCGCGTCCACCCTTTGATGCCCGCCTACTATTCTGTTGTTTCTTTTATTGACCACTATCTCTTGGACGACGCCAAATCTCTTAAGGCTTGACTTTAAGCCTGTCATGGCAGCCTTTGAAATCTTACGAGGATTGTACGGCGCAGGAACAAGGTCTATCAAGTTAGCCATGCCTCGTTCATGTAGCGGGAAGGTATCGACAGTCTTATCTGCTTGCATTTGGGTCCCCTTTGTGTACTGTTAGTTATGCGAGAAAATGCGAAGGAACGTTGCGTTCACACTTGGTTTTTTCAGGGTACACATTTTGATCCGGTGAAGAAGAGTACCCGATCTTCTTCAAAAGTCAAACCAATGAAGAAGATATGGAAATGCAAAAACTGCAACAAAGTCATACTGGCTACTGAAAACGAAAAAAGGATGGGCAACGATTGCAAACCTACATCCAGTCCCCAGTCAGAAGAAAAATCCTAGAGCTTCACGGGCAGGGTGTTGGCCCCATGTCTATTGCTGTGCGGCTGA